ATACGTAAGATGCAGAAGCATTATCATTAATGTCAGTTATTGCTGTTGCGTTTGTTGTTATAGATGCTGTATTACCACCAACTGTAGAAGTAAGACTTGTAATATCAGAAGCAAGAGCTGTATCTGCGTTAGCTCTTGTTGTAGCTTCAGAAGTAATTGCAGAGGTATTACTATTAACAGTAGAGGTTAAACTGGTTATATCAGAAGCAAGAGCTGTATCTGCATTTGCTCTAGTAGTGGCTTCACTACTAATAGCAGAAGTATTTGAATTAACTGTAGAAGTAAGACTTGTAATATCTGATGCTAATGAGGTATCAGCATTTGCTCTTGTTGTAGCTTCTGAAGTAATTGCAGAAGTATTTGAATTAACTGTAGAAGTAAGACTTGTAATATCTGATGCTAATGCAGTATCTGCGTTAGCTCTTGTTGTAGCTTCAGAAGTAATGTCTGCTGTATTATCATCAACTGTAGAGGTTAAAGATGTTATATCAGAAGCAAGAGCAGTATCAGCGTTAGCTCTAGTTGTAGCTTCGGAAGTAATTGCTGAAGTATTGTTGTTCACTGTAGAGGTCAAGCTAGTTATATCTGCTGCTAAAGCAGTATCTGCATTTGCTCTTGTTGTTTGTTCAGTGCTTATTGCTGATGTATTACTATTAACTGTAGAGGTTAAACTAGTTATTGCACTTGCATTAGCTGAAGTATCAGTTGTAAGAGTAACTATATCACCCTGAGCTGTAGCTATATTTGTTGTGTTAGTAGATACAGTTGAGCTTAATGAATTATATAAAGTTATTAGTGAAGAATCTCTAGCTTTAACCCAGCCATTATTAGACGCGTTTCTAACATACATTTGATTATTATCATCAGTGTCTGCCCATAAATCTTGGGGTTGTAATGCAGAGCTGTCACTTCTTGTTGTTGGAGCTGATGTAGATTTTATTAGTTGAGTTGAATTAGTACCACCAGCATTGATTGCAGATTGAACATCAGCACCTATCTTATCTAATGTTACTGCATCATCTTGAATGTCAGCAGTTCCTGTAGGAGCATCACCAATAGTAAAGGTTAAAGTCGCTGGAGATGATTCTGAGCCTAATGTATTAAGTGAGCTAACACTAGCAACATAATTAGTATCAACAGGCAAAAAGTTAAGATCACAATTCTCTACATCTACTATTTTATTTATAACTTGATTACTAGAACTATCTACAACATTGATTCTATATTGATAGTTAGGAAAGTCTGTTGGTTCATTCCAAGATAAGAATGGTCTACCAGTTGAACTAGAATCAGTATCAGTAAATGATAATCCTGTTGGGGCTTTTACTGCATAAGCAGATGGTAGGTTAGCTAATTCTTCTACTGGTTCTTGAGGTGGTACTTCCCATGTATAAACATCAAAGTATTCTATTAAGCTAACTGCAACTAAACCATTAGATTGCAATTCTAATGCTTCAACTCTACAAACCTTACCTGAGAATCCAAGACCTGCATAGGTTAAATCTACTATGTCTCCAACATTCAATTTATACATCTCAGGAGTTCCTAAGAACTGCATAGTGGTCTGATTTCTACTTCTAGTTAAGATTGCCTTACCCATGTTGTAAGCGATATAAGGGTCGCTTATATAAGGAAACTCAGCTTTAATTTCTAATATCTCATCACCATCATCTGAATAATATTCAGGACTTGCATCATGTAAAACTGTAGCTGTATCTAGTTCATATCTTTTATTGGCATTAAAAAATTCAACAATAACTTTATTTGCTTTCTTATCTTTATTACCATAATCAACTGATATACCAGTATCAGCAATAATGTGGTTATCGTTGATACTAAATGTTGATGACCCTGTATCTTCTATAGATAATTCATACTTACCATCTATATAAAGAAAAATACCACGCATATTTGCAAGAAGTTCTTTTGCATTATCCATAACATTTTTATTAGCATCTAGATAACCATTACAATGAAATCTTTTTACCTTAACTAAAGAAGAGCCTGTTTGTGAAGAATATGTAGAGCCTAGTGTGTCATTTATATAAACAATAAGTTCTTCATTTTCATCATAAAAATTATCTCTTCTTATCTCTGTAATCTCTTTTCCATCTATAACACCATTACCATTTGTGTCATATATATCTATTAGTTCTCCAACTTTATTTTGCCACCAGTCAGTTGTAGCACTTGCACCACCAATAGTAATAAAGTTATCTCCAGCATTACCTGACCAAGTAAGAGATTGTGCTGAACCATTGAAGTAAGGTTGGTCAACTTCTGTATCACAAACATTGGCAGCAGCAGTAAATGTACTCATGTTAATTTGTGATTGTGTTAAACCTTTACCCACTTCATTGTCAGTAATATAACTAAGAAAGCACAAAGCTGGATTGTCTGAATATTTATAAGTAGATACATTGCCAAATGTTTGATTTGTATCTCTAGGGTCAAATACTTTTTTACCTCTTACCTGAACTGTTAGTTGTGGAACTCCTGACCATATACCTTCTTTATCATAGCCATAATGAGCTGCTATATAACAAACGCCATCTAATCTATGTAAAGAAGTCCAGTTAGGCATAGAAGCAACAAGCATAGGGTCTGCTGTTTGTGTTGCAGCTCCATGATGTAGATTCATAACATATCTATATTTTTGTGTAGGACTTGAGCCAAATTGACCAGCACCAGCATCAATACCAGTACCATTTTGTGAAACTGTATTTAATGAGCCTGCTCCTGAAGATATTTTATCTGAGCCAATGTAACCACCATCTCTAAATCTAGCAGAATCAGTCAAAGGATTACCATCTAGTTCAATAGTTCTTCCTAATATCTCATCACATTCACCAACTGATAAAGCATAGACCACATATAAATCTCTTGAATCATTTGCAGATACATCCATATAAATAATCTGAGCACCAACTCTTCTAGTTCCATATATAACAGGTATCTTTCCACCAGCAGAGGTTTTGTTAGCTAATATATCTTGACCTTTGCCAAGCATATTTTTTGCTTGCAAAAATCCTTTTACTCCCATAACAGCAGTAATTATTTGAACAGCAGTTACAACATTTTGAATCCACTTTGTTTTAGCGTACCATTCACCAATAGCTGCAAAAAATTCAAACATTACATTCCCCACCTAACATCTTCTTTAACCTGAGTTGCAAATTCCATGCCTTTGTCACCTGAACTAAAGGTTTGTTGAGATTCGTCTGAATAATGCCTGCCCATAGTTAAATTCCAGTTTGCCCAATGTGATGCAACTGTCATATTTAATGTTGAGCTTTCTAAAGTTTCTGCAATAACTACATTTCTTATTTGACCTGTAAAGTAATTTATTGCACCTACAATAGTTTCGTCTGTATTAAAGTATGCTAAATATATGTCAACTGTTTTATCTGTAAAAGCACCATCTTGAACCAATGACCTAACTTGGTCAGTAATATTAGAAAATCCTAAATTAATTTCGTTAACTTGTAGTTGACCAGTTTCAGTTGTTGAATCTATAGATAAAAAAGAACCACCAGCTTCATAGCTATTAGAATTATAAGTAACATTAGAATACCAATCAGTTAATCTAATAGTAGATGATAAATTAAGCTCAACTAGAAAAGCTGTCTTGGTTGCTGTTGATGATACTTGAGTTTGTAGATCAGTAGATAAACTTCTTGGCATTAGGCTATAACCTCTCTAACATCAAATGAAATACTGTAAAAACCACTAGCACTTGTTGAGTACATGATTTCATTGTTTTCTAAATAAACAGTAAAACTTGGTTTGTTTACAGTAACTGCTTCATTATTTGCTAGAGTTGTTACTAAGTTGGGTGATATAAGAACAGTTAATGCTCCACCACCATCAGAATCAATATCTGATTGAACCATGTATACCTTGCTATGATTTGCAAACTTGATTAAATCTCCAGCCTTTAAAGCACCTGTTTGGTTAGCTGTAAAGCCATCTAAGGCTATAGAAGCATCTCCTGATACATGTGCTCCAACCACTTGTATATCTGATTCTGACTTACCTGCACCTAAGTTATCTAGTGGTGCAACTATTGTAAAGTCCTCAAAAGAACCTTTTTGTTTTTGTAAAAATGCAAATATTTCCTGAGCTTTTTCTTGTTGTAATGGTGGCATTGCAACTGTAAAAGAAAAATACTGAGCACCTATTTGTCTGACTTGTTTTTTACCTGATAGTGTTTGATTCAATAGAGTAGGTCTATTGTCTTTAAAATTAAGACTTCTAAAATTTGGGTCTGTTGGAAATTGTCCTGACATTATACTATTCCCATTTTGCCTTGATTATTCATGGCATTGTTTATGATTGATGTTATTAATCCTTTTCTTGATGCTAGTAACTGGTCAAATCCAGCAGCATCTACTGTTGATATGTTGAAGTTTACTGTGGGTGCTGATTGCATGCCTTGTCCTTTAGTGTGGTCTATAACAGTTTCTTGAGGGTGTAAGATGCCCAACATGCCACCCTTTCCGTCAACACCTCCAGCTCTAACACCATTGCCTGTATAACCACCACCATTCATATCAAACAAAGTACCGCCATCAGTTAGGTTGTTATACTCTACTGCTCCCTGTATTTGATTAATAGAACCTTTAACCATGCCCACTAATTTTTGTACTAGAAATACTTGTATTAATTCATTGATAACTGCTCTTGCAACTGATGTTGCTAAATCTTTAAAATCTAAAAATTGTTTATTTGTTGCATCAAAGAAATTTGTAAAAGCAGTTGTTAATTGACCATCAACTGTATCTGCAAAATTTTTAGTAATTGTAATACTGTCTTTTATTGTGTTATTTACATTTTCTTGAGTAGTGGCTGTATCACCTAATAATGTTGTGTTTATTTTTTGTGCGTTTTTAGTTTGAGTTATTTTTTTATTTAGCTCATCTCTTAGTGCTATATCTTCTTTTAATCCCTCTTTAATTTTTTCTCTTAGCTCTAAACCCTCTTCATCTGTCCTGTTATTGTCTCTTAAACTTAAAGTGGCAACTACAATAGCTTTTTGTAATCTTTTATATTCGGCTTCCATTTCTTGAAGGCTAAGAACCTGCGGGTCAGGATCAATTAAGCCCATAGCTTCGCCAACGTCTAAAAATGCAACTGCTATAGTTATAAGCTCATTTCTTAATGGTGTAAGAACCTGTCTTTGTAAACGATTCATAGCATCATTAAATCTTTCGGCATCTCTTATGGTTTCTTCAGGTATAACGCCAGTTGCAGCTTGAGCCAATTCATCTAATGCAACTGTACCATTCTTAATAAGGTTAGCCATTTGAATACCAACCCTTGAGCCAAATACTTGAGCTAGTAATCCATTTCTTTTGAATGGCTCTTCTATAGATTCTAAAGTTACAAAAAACTCTTTAAATAAATCTTCTGTTTTTTTGGTAGCACCACTAGCATCAGTTAAGGAAATACCCATTTCCTCAAAAGCTCTTTTAGCTAAACCAGTTCCCATAGTAGCTTCACCAACACCCTTAGAAAAGAACCTAAGTGCTTTAGTAAAACCTTCAGTACTTATTCCTGATTGTTCTGCAGCATATTGATATTGTTGCAAGAATGTTGTGCTTACATTTACAGAATCAGCAAGTTTTCCAATATCGTCTGCTAGTTGTAAGGACTCATTCCCAAATTGAACAATCTGTCTTACAGCAAAAGCACCAGCAAAAGCACCAGCTAATTTTTTCATAGCATTTTGTGTGCTATTAATATTTTTATTAACTGAATTAAAACCTTTTTTAGATTGATCTTGAGCTTTAATTCTTAATTTATAATCAGTTGCCATTTTTTATCTGCCTATTTTTTTCCTCTAAGTATGCCATCCATCCTGTAAACTCGGATAAGGTCATCTTTTCTTCTAGCTCTTGTAATGTGCAGTGCAACATTTCAGCTAAATAATATCTAGCAAATAAGTCCTTATCCTCTACTACTTTTTTGCTTGTTCTTCTACACTTGGTGATGACATGATTTCAGTTGCAACTCTTGCAAGTACATCTTTATCCACACCATTCATAAGTGTATGTTTATCTGATAGGTCAAATACTTTTTCACCATCAGAATCTAAGGCTTTGTATATTAAGCAATAAGCCATCAATGCTACATCATCATCTTTTGCATATCGTTGCAATTTAGACATTTCTGCTAGCGTTAATGGCTTTGCATATACTTTAAGAACCTCGTCTCCATCACTCCACTCAGGTATCTGTATCTCTTTGATTTCTAAAGAATCAAAATGAGCTTTAGCCTTTTCTATAAGTTTCATAGTCTTATACTGTTGCTGATGTTAAAACACCATTGCCTTGCACTGAAATACTAGCTTCAACCAATCCATCAAATGATGCACTTCTTGAAACGCCAGTAACAATAGCTGAACCAGTGTAATAAGTGTCACCACTATCAGCACCC